CCTGCTTTTGTTACTGTCTTAAATGTATTTGCCATATTTTATCCTAACGCTATTGCTAATGCTGTTGCTTCATTAGACGCTGCTGTTGCGGTTGTTTTTGCATCTAGCTGTGTTTGTATTGCTGATGTCACACCATCTAAGTAACCTATTTCTGTTGAAGTGACAGCACTTACTGAAACATCCCCACTACCATCAGATACTAATGCTCTTGATGCTGTTAAGTCTGCCATCTTACTAAATGCTATTGCAGCACCAGACGCAACACTTGCATTAACTACGGCATTTGCAGCAAGTTCATCTGCTCCTACTGCATCGTCTGCTAACATAGAATTTACTACTTTTGTAGCACCGATTGTAACTGCTCCATCATTTGCCATTGTTACATCGCCAGACAATGCTGCTGCTGTAAATCCAGTTCCGTCACCTATTAGTATTTGTGTGTCTGCAACTGCTTTCGCAGACAAAACACCAGAACTATTAGCATCTCTTACTAATACAGTATTTGCAGCTTGGTTTGCTATCTTTGCTAAAGTAACATTAGCATTTACAATAGAATCTGTAACAACTGCACTTGACGCTAATTGATCTGCTCCAACAGCATCATCAGCTATCTTAGCACTAGTTACAGCATCGGCTGCTAACTCAGCAGTTACAACACCACCATCTTTAATAGTTACTGCCCCACTAGATACAGAAAAATTATCAGAACTAAATGAAGCCACCCCTTTATTAGAGGTAGTAGCATCTTCTCCTGCGATTGTAATTGTTGTTCCACTTGCTGATGTATCAATACCTTCGCCACCAGCTATAGTTAAAGCTTCACTATCTAAATCTATATCTATTGTACCACTATCGGTTGTTGCATCTAAATCTTGTGCTGTTACTTGTGAATCTACATATGCTTTAATTGATTGTTGCGAAGCAATAGAAGAAGCACTGTCTGAGGACATGTTATCTTCATCTTTAAATGTTAAAGCCACACTCCCCAAAGTAAGCTGACCATCTGGAACAACTAATCCAGCAGCTCCATTTAAAATTAAATCATCTGCTGATGTATCCCAAGTCATGTTTGCTGATGCAGTATCACCATAAAGAATTACATCGTAACCCTGATCGTTAGCACCGACAGTTATAGTATTGTCAATTTGTACAGCACCGTCTATGTCAACTGCATCTAGGTTTGTTGTACCATCTACATCAAGATCACCATTAAAATCTGCATTACCAGCTAGAGTTAAAGTGGTAGCCATATCTACTGCACCATCTATATCAACTACATCTAAATTAGTTGTGCCATCTACATCAAGATCACCAGCAATATCTAAATTACCACCTGCATTAAGCGAAACAGCTTTTTCGGCTGGTTGAGTACAGAAAATACTTCGTGTTCCACTTGTCCAAACAACAGCAGAATTACTATTACTAGATTCTAAAATAGCTGTTCTAGCTAAAGTATTGCCAGAACTTGCATATGTGCCAACACCTACCTCAAAATCAACACCATCAGTACAACAATAATAGGTTGTGTTTGTATTACCTATGACAGTAGAAAATGTTCTAAACCCTGTTTCAGCACCACCTAAAGTATAATCGCCTGACCCTGTGGTTGTAGAAGTTTCCTTAACTCTATCTCCTAAAATTAAAGCCATTTATGTTCTCCGAGACTGAGGTAACCCTCTTCTATACGCATCAGCATTTTCTCGTGCTTCTGCTAAATCTTTTAATCTTGCCACACTTTCTAAAAACCTACCATTATATAAATCTAATATATCTTTTTCACCTTTTAAGTAAGTATAAGCTTCAAATAACGATCCGTAAAGTAAAGCATTTTTTGCATTTTCACTTAACCATGTGACTGTAGTATCAGATCCTATTGCCGAAATAGTAGTCGTTGCACCACTACTTGAACCTGTAATCGTTTCTCCAACTGTAAAAGTTCCTGTGGGAACAACAACTATCGCTGAAGTAGTAGTCGGTTTGCTATTTAATGTAGTTGTTTGACCACTACTTGCACCTGTAATCGTTTCTCCATCTGTGAAGCTACTACTTAACGCAAGAGTTAAAGTTATTGTACTTTTAGTTAAACTCGTTGGTCTATAATAATAATGTAATTCTAACGCATACCCAGAATTAGGGGTAGGGGCTACTATAAAATGGTCTACATCAAAGCGTGCATAATATTTAGGAAAACCTGTAGTAGAAGCACTCGGAGTATAGTCTCTTAAAAAGTTTACGTCTTTTTCAAGCAAAAAAGTTTCTGAACCAGAAGTCGTTATCTGTAAAGAAAAAGGGGCAAGCAAATCACTAGGTACAGTTAAGTATTGGTCTGAAGAAGTAAAAGCCCCTGTTACATTTTTTCTAAAATATTCTAAATCGACTGATTTAAATAATCTTTCTTCAGCAGAAAATATGAAGTCAGGTAAATGAGTAATAAAACTACTTTCTTCTGTCTCAGTATAATCTTTTATTGCTGTTTTTAATTGTGTGTATGTATAACTCATTATCCCACCACCGTTACTGGACCTGCTGTTGCGATAGTTCCTCCACCTTTTGTGTTTGCTAAAGTTGCTGTTTCACCATTAGCAGAAAAAGTATAAGAATCATCATTTACTTTGGTTATACTATATCCTGTCGCTTGTTGTAAAACAGATATTGTAAATCCAGCAAAAGGTTTTACATTTCTAAAGCGAACCACATCATCAGTATCTCTACCATGATTTTTCTCAGTAACTGTAATAGTTGCTGTACCTATAGAACTTGAAGTAAAAGGGTTAGGTACTAACAATCTTTCTATAGCTACCTCCGTTCGATCTACTCTAGCATTATACAAAGCTTGAGGTTCAAAAGGAGGTTTTCTAGGGGTTAATTGGGGGTGTTTTTCTTCGTATTCAGATCTATGGACAATAAAACCATTCCACTCTTTTACTTTTTCTCTAAAAGGAAAGGCAAATCCACTACGGTCGGAAATAAATTTAGCTTTTTTACCAAGTGCAAATTTCATATCAATCCATAATAAGTTGTACTAGGGGTTAAACTTAAACTTGCTCTATCCCTATCTTCAGCAGCAGCTCTTTCAAACTCTTCTTCATAAACTGCTTTTAATATTTTAATTCTATCTGGAGCTCTTTTCATAGCTAAATAATAAGCTAATCCTGCTGTTAAACAAGGATAAAACCTAAAAGGCACATCAACAGTATTCACAGAAGCATCAGCATCTTGTATTCTAGTTAAAGCATCATAATATAAAACATCTGTACTGTTTTCTGGAGCTGACCATATTTTTAAGTTAGGAGTTATCTGCCTATCTAAAAAGAACTGACTTGGTCTACCTGTAGTCGTTTTAGAAGGTAAATTAATATAATCATCCCTACTTATTCTTGTCATAGAATAATCTATATTACTTCTTCTAACAACCATACTAAGGATATCTATCACATCAGCTCCTAATGTATAATCTACATCATTAGCTGTAAGAGCCTGTGTTCTTTGTGTAATAGTCCATTGATTTAAACCTCTGTTAGCCCAGTCTGCAAATAATAAATTCATAGAACGTCTGGCTGACCTTAAATCATACCCTGTGCGAATCTCAATTCCACATCTTTCAAATGCTTCTTCAATGTATTCAGCTACATCTATTTCAAAATCTACAGAACTTGAAGTTGCCATTTGTTAAGCCTTTTTCATTACTTTTTTCTTTTTACCCAACTTTTTAAAATCTGCTCCTGTTATTTTATTTCTGGGAGAAGCCATACTAGCTAACTTTTTTTGTTTAGGAGATAATTTCTTAACCATTTACTTTTCCTTTCTGGGTCTTCCTCGACCTCTTTTCATAGGGGTCTCATTTATTTTACTACATTGGCATATCTTTGGAAAAAAAGATAAAACCCATTTATAAAATTTTGTTACCATATCTAAGCCTTTTTAGTTACTTTTTTCTTCTTTTTCTTTTTAGGAAACCCTGCTTTCATATTGGCATAAGCTTCTTTAGAAATAGTACTATTCTTTTTTGATCTAGAAATACCTTTTTTCTTTCTTTTATTAATGTTCGCATATAGTCCTGGTTTACTCACTTGCTTCTCCATGTTTCCTCGTGTCATAGCCATTAACACTTCCACCTTTTTCTAGATTGACGTAAACGACTATTTGGGTTTTTCGCAGCTTTAGGGAACTTTTTCATTTGACCTGCCGATCTAGCACAATAAGACTTACGTCTTTTTGCAGCTTTACTTCCAGGCTTGACCTTCCCTGTAACAGCAGTTTTTAATTTACTTCCAGGATTTGCTCTCCTATAAGCAGCAACTCCTTTCTTAGTCAAGCCAGCTCCACTTTTAGTGGGTCTTTTATGTCCAGACTTAATAGACATTTTAGGTTCTTTAGCCATTTTCTACTCCTATGCGAAGAAAAATGTCATCATATCTATAGTTGCTATTGTATAAACAATATATAAACCATCTGTAAAAACAATACCTTCATCTGGTATGGTATTATCTATAGTTGTATTATCTGTGCCAATAGTCCTTGCTTTAAATAAAGCAGAGCCACCATCATTAGGATCACCATTAAAAAATTCTATTACTCCTGCTGTTCCTCCAGAAACTATAGAATAACCTTTTAATCTTACTCTTCCTGCGTGAACAACATCTGCTGCTGCTGTCGCAGTTCCTGCTGTCATTGTTCCTGCTGGATTCCCCACAGCAGTAATGCTAGTAATTGTCTTAAAGTATTTTGTGCTTGTTGCTGTGTCAGAATCAACACCACTTACAGTTTCTGTTAGGGCAGTACCATTAATATCTGTGCCTACTACTGTAAAAGAAATACCACTATCATCGCCAGCCGAAACAAGAACTACTTTTCTAGCCGAGCCACCTAATGTAACTGTGCCTCCCGAATGTAAAGCACCTCCAATAACGAAAGCTGCATTATTACCAACTGAAGCTGAAGCTGATATTCCATCTGGGTCGGCTGCTATCTCATCACTAATAAATTTAGCTTGAACATCACTTTGTACACCCATTTAAATCTCCTTATAAAAGTGTGGGGGTATGAGAACCCCCACTAATGTTTACTCGTACATGTATCTATTAATCGCTTCGTAGCCAACATGTAATGTTTTAGCTTCTGCAGCGAGTGCTTGGATACCAATATAAGGAATAAAGTCTTTATCATCAGTTAAAGCTGATCCGAGTGTTGTTCCAGCAGCAGTATCAACTCCACCACCTGTTGCAGTAGAAGTTAATGAATACTGTGTTCCATTTATAAAAGCTGCTGGCTTTCTATCACTATCAATGATTATTTTTAAATGATAAATAGTGTTAGCAGCGACAGCTAAATTCAAATCACTTAAATAATCTGTACCACCTACACTATAAGCAAAATGCCAATTAGCTTGAGTTGTGATTGTACCTAAATCATCGTCAGTAGCATATATAAAGTATGCTTGATCAGCATCAGTAGCTATGGTTGGAGTGTTTGTTAACTTTAGTCCAGCCCAAATACAAGTGTTTGTAATAGCTGCTCCTGTTGTAATAAGACATTCCCACTCAGTTTGATTCTCAGAACCCCACTTAGTTCCTGTCCAAGCTGTTTGATTAGTATCTAAATGTGGAAGAATAATAATTTGATCATTATCTGCTCCATCAAGAGTAAGTTCGACACCACCTCGAGTAGCTGAAAAAGTAACATCATCAGTAGATGCGTTAGTTCCTAATATCTCAAAATTTTTATTTGCAGCTTGAGTTGCAGCAAGAGCAGAGGCATTATCAGCATCTGGATCTATAATATTAACTGCATTAAGAGCTGGTCTTTGTAGAAAAAATTCTTCTAAATAAACTCTATCAATAGCCCTTGCTGTTCTATTAATACCCTTTGCTCCAGAAATAGTAACTGTATTATTAGCTGTTGTTGCTCCTGTAAGAGTTGTTGCTCCTGTTACAGCAAGTGTGCCACCTATAGAGGTATTACCTGTTGTAGAGGAAATTGAAGTATGAGTTGTTTCTACACCTGTTGCATCGGCTGTAGAAATAACGGATAAACCACCCTCAGCTCGGACGGTTCCTTTAAAAGTTGTATTAGCCATATATATCTCCTATCGTGGCTTAGTCAATCACACCATTATGATTGTTAGGAATAAAATCAGTATTACATAAAAAAAGGCGACACGCAAGTGTCGCCTTTGATTTTAAATTTATTTTGGTTTATACTCCAGGAGATCCAAACACACATCTTGGGTCTGAAACACCGAAGCTATATCTCTCACGAGCCTTATATCTTACGTTTCCTGTATCGAAGTCACCTTCCATACTTGTTGCGATTCCTGCTCTTTCAAAATGCTTAAATCCGTTTGGAGCATCAGTTTTAATGAAAAACGCATCTGTATCTGTTAAGAAGTGATTGATAACGTACCCTTGTGGTAACATTCCCATGTTCTTAACTGCGTTTACATCATTATCTGCTGTTCCAGGACGTAAGTTAGAAGCCATTAATCTTTCAGCAACAAATTGTAATGCTGGTGGAATAATTAACTTCTGTCCTTTAAGAGCAATCTTTAGTCCTCTTTCATCAATAAAAGCTGCAATATCTATTAATGCTTGTTCTAAAGAAGTTTCATTTAAGTCAGCTGAACTGCTCAATTCATTTCTGAATGTGCCTCCTGCTGCTGTTGGATGGTCTGTAGCACAAAGCTCTTTTCCATCACCAAATGTAAAACCACTGTCAAACGCATTGTTTAATACAGAAGCTGCCTTGACTTGCTTGGTATTAGACATAGAACGAGCTAACGCACGAGTATAACGAGAACTAAGTTTGTCATAAAGGTTATCCTCTACGGCTTCCTCAGTAATCGAGAACGCTAGTGCGATCGTTTCATGTGTGTACCTTGCTGTGAAGGACTCATTAGCAGTGTCAAACGATACAGCAGCACCTTCTGCTTTTTCAGGTGCTGTTCCAAAGCCTGACAACATTACCTCTTCTTCAAACGCTCTGTCTGAAGATTCAGTGTCGTAAATTTCAGTATGCTCGTTGTCATACCTATCATACTCCAAACCAAATAGAGCGTTTAATCCAGGCTCTAATTCTTTAAGGAGTTGGGATCTTGCAATAGCCATATCAATATCTCCTTATAGACCAGTGGTTGCAGTGTGGAACGGAAGATTTAACTTCACCAAGAAGCGAACTCCTGCTGATGCTACATCAATGTCGTTGAAACTGTCTTTTATTCCAACAATTCTGAAGTTATCAGTTGCCGTAGTTGCTCCTGCTGTGGTTACGGATATTTCTCCAGTAGAAATATTACTATTTCCAGTGGTAGAACCAAATCCAGTTCCCTCAGCATTGGAATGAACAAGTGACTGAGCAGTTGCTACATTAGTTAAAGACGCATCCCCTTGTATTTCATAAACCTGATTAGGGTTATCATAAACAAACACAGTTGCTTCTGAGCTTGCTTTTAAAAGGGATGTTCCAGGATAGTAGTTGTTGAATACAGTTTTACCTGTAAGATCAACGTATTCACATCCAGCCATAACTCCTAAGATTGCTACACTTCCACCATCACTAGCACTAACATCTACAAGTCCATTAGCCAACGGGATAACCATGTCACCTTGATAGATGGCAGAGGATGATCCAGCAGTTGCACTAACTTGAACCTTGTATGCAGTTAACCCATTTGAGTTTGGTGCAGAACCTAAGAGATTATATGGACGTAAACCAAAAGGGGCATCTATATTGCTTGCCATTTTTTAGTTTCCTTCTCTAAAAGTTTACTCGGTAGTACCTTTGTTACCACCGAAAGTTACACGACTTTGCCTTTCTGGTTTCAGAATAGGCATACTAGGGTGTTGTTCCCTCATCATATCGTTATCTACAGCTTTCATTTGATCTCTAGTCATATTTTTAAAATATTCCTGTCGTTCAGCTTTAGATTCTAATGGGAACCTTGCGAGTATTAAGCCACCCACCCCTATAACACCAGAATGTTTTCCATCCTGTATCGTAGGAGCTTCAAAATCGGGGTACTCGTCTGCACGAACTAATTCAAAGCCTTCGCGAAGCCTTGCAGAAAGGTTTTTCTTATCGTCGTATCCCATGATTGATTCACGGATCCAACGATGAGTATAGCCTTCTGGAGCTGGGGGAGCATCTAAAGTAGATGGGGGTGTCCACGGTTTCCTGCGTGTTTGTTTTTCACGAGTAGCTGTGGTGCGTGAAGTGCGATCTGTCATAATGATCTATCCTTTACGAGTTTCTAGCAAAGCAAGTTGCTCTGCATATTTGTCTAATGGTACACCAAGTTTCTTGGCGATTGCAACCTCTGATTTATTTAATTTGACAGATTTCTTTGTAACTCTGCCAGAACCACGATTAGTAGAAGCCACTACAGGACCTCTAGGTTGGTTGACTACTCGTGATTGTTCTTCCCCTTTAAACTTATGAGGAAAATCTCTTTTCATTCTAGAATCTAATTCTTCATAATAATCATCGGAAGTTGGATCAAATCCTTCAGATTCAACTAATGTTTTATGATGACTAAATGCTGTTAATGTCATAGGTTCATCTGCACCAAACCATGCGTTTTTCGCAGCCCATGCTGATGCTTTTGGATCGGGTGCTGGTTTAGCAGGAGGGACGGCTGCTGATGGAGGAGTTTCTGCAGCCGTATCAGTTTTCGCTTCCGTTTCTTGAGCTTTTTTGATGTAACTTAGCTTAACATTCTCACTAGCTAAATTAGCAAGTTCAGTTTGAGCTTGCACTTGAGCTTCAGTGTCTCCACGATCTATTGCATCTCTCAATTTACTTTGTAAAGTATCTTGTGTTGCTTTTATTCTACTTTCAAATTCAGAAACATATTGAGTATCGGCTGTAGTTGCCTTTTTTGCTTGTTCTTCAACTTGAGCTTTTAGAGCTTCAGCATATTTTATCGCTGCTTGCTCTCTTCTTTCAGTTTCACGCATTTTAGCTGTTAAATTATCTATTCTGCGTTGAACTTTTTTACTATAACCCTCTAATTCTTCATCAGAAGATTCTTTTTCGGGTTCTTGTGGTGTCTCCGTCTGTTTCTCTACCTGTTCTGCTTTTTGTTTATCTTCAGGTAACTGAACTTCTACTTCTTCTAAATCTAAATCTAATTCTTGTTGTGCTTCTGCCATTGTTTTCCCCTATAAATGTAAAATGTCTGCAGGATCATTAATCGTAGCTAAGATTTCGTCATCATTTAACAATCTGACTTCACCTCCGTCTATTCTAAAACGACTTCCTGCGTATCTTCCAAAAATAACCCAGTCTTCTTCCTTACACCACGCTCCACTATCACCAAATTTATCTGGATCTTTGTATGCGAGAGGACCAACTTTTAAAACTAAGGCACAAACAGTAGCTAAAGCTTCTCTTTCTACTGCTGCATCAGGGATAAAAACACCACCTTCAGTTTTTCCTTTGCCCTTATAAGGAAGAACAAGTATTCTCCACCCTGTAGGCTCTGGTAATTTTTCTAATGTTGGTGTTTCTTGAGATTTTTCTTTTTTAGGCTGCGATTTATTAGCAAATCGTTTAGGTAATATTAAAGTTTTACTCATTTTGTTTTTCTACTCTTTCTAGCAGGGTCGTTAATTCCTGTCGAACGTAATTTAGCTCATGTAATTTAGCTCTAAGCTTTTCAAACTCTTGAAAATCCTTCACAGCACCATAACATAAGGTTTCGTGCAAGTTTTCCTTGCGTTCATCCATCACTTTAAGCAATTTTTGGGAAATGTAAAGGTCATCCATCTACTTTTCTCCTCTTTTTTGTCTTTTTTTCACACATTGTACATGTTTATAGTAAAAATAGTTGCCAATTTTATCAAAAAACTTAAATATTCTCAAATATGTCCACATCATTTGGTTAAACCTTTTTGTTTCTCATATGTTCTTAACCCACCAAGTCCTAACATTCCCATCAAAACAGTCATTAAACTACCCATATCAAAAGTAGGAAGTTCTGGTATCTGAACAGATAGATAGGCACATACAAATATAGTCACAGGGGCTAGGACAAAATGCCAACATAGAGCAATTCCACAAGTCCACCCAATAAAAGGTCTCCATCCAGCTACAAAAATAGATTTGTGCTGTGCTTCTGCTTTGTTTATTTCTATTTGTCCTTTAGCTAACTCCTGTGCGTGTTTCTCAGCCATAGTCGCAAGATCGTGTGCTAATTTATTTTTTACATCTTTGTCCTCAATAAACTTACCAACAAGTTTACTTACTGGACCGATTAGTGCTGTTAACATTATTTTCTCCCTTATGTTCGTGACCCATCCATATACCAAATACACCAGTCATTACACCCATAACTACAGATACAAATGCAGACTGACTAGCAGTTGGTGCATCTAAATCCATAAACCATTCGGCACATCTCCAGGACATTATTGTACTAGCAAGCATCATAAATCTTGGTAGTATCTTCCATTTTAGAAAAGTTTCTACATTCATTTCATTAATGCCTCATTTAGTCCAAACACTTCTAAAATCATAAACGTAAAAAATAATAATAGTATGCCACCAGCTATTAGCTTACCAGAAAAATTAGTTGAACCAATTTTAATTGCGATAAACTCATTTCCTAATATTCTCAATATTAGTTCAAAACTATTACTTCCTACTTTTAAATCAACTGCTTTTTTCTTTCCACTTGTATCTTCCATTGTAATTTTCCCCTTTTAATCTTCCTACAGAAAGTTTTTTACATTTATATTGAGTGGGTTTCCATAATGGGTAGTATTTGTGTACTTGTCTACTAATAGCAAGAGCTCTTTGTATGCAATCATATTCTGTTTTATAAGGACCATATTGATCTACTAAAACTTGACAGGTGTTAGGTATTCCTATTACACAAATTGTTACAAGAGTTTTAAACATCTTCCTTTTTATTAGGTTTCTTTTTTGCTGCTCTTGCTTTCTTTATTTTTGCTTCATATTCACGCATTTCTTGTAACTCTTTACGAGCCACTTCGTTCGCTGAATTTTCAACTTTTTTTGCTTTTTTCATTTTAATCTCCTTATCTTACTAATAATCCTATAAGCATTACTATTGCAGTACCTGAAGTAGCAATCATAAGATGCTCCATACGTTTGATTCGTAAAATCGATTCTTTCCATCGTTCATCAGAAACAGCAATATGTTTTTCTAGTGTGACATGTATCTCTTGTAGAGTTGGTTTAGGCATCTACTTCACACCTCTAAATTTTAACCCTTGCATAGACTTACGACCACCACGAGAAACTTCTCCACCTTTATTCATTTTCATAGGTTTATCATAAACCATACCACCACCCATAAATTTACGAGTAGCCATTTTACGAGTAGGTGTTACAAGTCCACCCATTCTGTAACCATTTTGAGTTTGAAACTTTTCAGCTTCTATTAAATCTTTTATTTCCTGATAGTCAGGATTACTAGGATCCATGTCTTTTAACATTTGTTCTAGTTCCTGCATTCTTTGATCGTCTGACATTTTAATCTCCTATTCGTAAAAGTTATCGCTATATAATTGAGGTAATTTTTGCATAGAAATTGATGGAATCGCACCAGCTTGATAAGTGTTCATTATTCCCATGTTTGTTGGAGGACCAGGAGGCTGTGTACCCAAATCATACACAGGGGTCGCATCTATCTGTTCTTGAGTTTTTGCAGGAAAAGGATTGGGTAACTCAGCTATCCCTCTATTTGCTAAACTCAAACCAAATTGTGCAGCTTTATCTAAACCTAAAGCTGGACCAGCAAGAAAAGTTAAACCCCCTAAAGGAGTGTTTTGTCCAGGAACTAACATATTATATAGATTAGTACTCAAAGCTAGATTGGGTTTATATCCTATCATTTTTTGGAAAACACTCATTATCCCACTAGGACGTTTAGTTGTTACAGGACTGCGACCATCAGCACCCTTTTTATCACGACTATCTTTTCTTTCATCGTCCATAAAATCTTTTGCTGTATAAGTTTTGTTTTCTCCTGCAGAAGCAGACAAAATGTTAGCAAAGTTTGCTGCTGACTCTTCAGGAGTATTTCTTCCAAAATCACTAGCATCATATGCCATTATTGTCCTGCCTTCCCATTTGCATTCTGGGCTTGCCTTTGTAATGCAATATTCGCTCTCATTTGTGCAATATCCTCTGTGCTATCTATTCGCTCTCTTTGTATCGCATTAGACTCTTGCATTTTTTGTTTATCCAACTGTAACTTAGCTTGGTCTTGCATAGCATCTTGTTGTTGTTCTTGGGCTTTTAAATCTAACTCTTGTTGTTTAATCTCTACTAACGGATCATCACTTTCTTTTGGTGGGTTCGCTTGTAAATATTCTGCCATTAATTCTGCTTGTACTTCTGAGACTCTATTCTCCATAGCTACTGGATCTGGTTGTTCCTGTTGTGCCATAGCTGGATCCATCGCTCCATCCATAGGTGGTTGTGCCATTTCCTGCTCGACCATTACTTTTGCTTTCAAAGCTAAATGTTCATATATGTTTTTCTAATGTCATCAATACTGCTGGTTGTAATTTAGCTGTTTGACTCTGCATATATATCTGGTGTACTGCAATATGTGCATCATGATTCTGTTCAGGAAACGCAGTTAATTTACTTTGTCCTATAGCAGCATCACTTGCTTCTTGGTTTTCTGTTCCAGGATCTTTTGGTTGTGGTTGTGGCTTAGGAGTTAATATCTGGTCAATATTACCTACACCTAAAGCTTCATACATACGTTTATAACTCTCATACATATTGTGCATTTCTGGTGCAGCTTGAGCCAATTTTAATTGTTCTTGAGCTAAAATTACTCTTTGCGACATACTAAAAATATTAGGGTCGCTTACTGGAAGCACATCAATACGTTGGTCAAAATCTTGTGCTTTTATCTGTTGGTCAACACCTGTTTCATAAGGATAAGGCACAGGGTCTTGTGCAAACTGTCTCGCAAGCATTTTTAATTCTATTTTCATAGAAGCATGCAATCTCTTATGCACAGCATTAATTACTCTAGCACCACGCTCAAGTAAAGCGATTGTAGTTCCAACTGGCATCTCTTGTTTACCATCACCTACACCAATATCACTTGTGCCTACAAATTTTTGTGCAGCCGATACAACAAATCCCATCAATTCAAACAATGTTCTACTTGGCTCTTTATAGGGTAAAGGCATTAATACTGAACGTAAATCTCCTCCTGGAACATCTACATCTCTAAATTCTCCAGGACTCAAAGGTTCACTATCATTTGCAATTCGCATTCCTCTTGCTTTAAATCCTGCTGGCATATTACTCAATGTACCTGCATCTATCAACTGTCTGAGGTTCGCTGTCGCTGTTCTACTTAAATTACCTATCATATGAATTAATCCAAAACCATAAAACCCTAATCCTGGAGTAAACTTATATTGCACAAAATGTTGAATCTTTTGCTTCTGTATATCGTCTGGCATAAAGTTACGGCGAACACTCAACACATCGCTTGTATCGCTACAAACTGTTACGATATATGGTAACTTTATGCCAGTCTCTTCACCCTGTTCATCTTTATCTGTATATTCTTCTATGTCTAAATAACAATGGCACTCGTACAATGTAAATTCTTCATCATAAGAATTACTGTTTGTACCCGAAATTTCATTATACTTATCTGTAATCTGGTCAGCATCTTCAGCAGAGCCACCTTTCATATCCACATTACTGTAAATTCCATTCCGTTGTTGTTTTTTGAGTTCATTCTCACTTATCTTTATAGTATGCGTTACTCTCTCAGCACTGCGTAAATCAGTTGCTGTGTAAGGTACTACTAATTCCTCAGCAGGAATAAACTTACTTACAGGTCTACCCAATACTTCATCGCGATAAACCTTTTTAAACGCACTACCAGCAAGACCTAGAAAATATAACATCTGATCAAACTCGGGCTCGTATTCTTCCATCTGGTACATAACCATATAATTCATGTACTCAGTTACTCGTTTTGCTTGTTTTTCAACTTCTGGGTTAGAAGTTCCTACTATATGAGCTCTCACTGGACCACCACTCGGCATCATCTCTTTATATGCCCCAGCCTGAAACTGAGTAACAGCTTCATTCAACATGGGGTGGATTACTCCAGTTGCACCCTCAAAAGGTTCACTACGTTGCTCATAACGTAAACCAAGTAAATCTAATCCTTTTGTATAACCCTCTTCCCATTCAGAACGGCTATTTTTATCTTCTTCTACAGAATCTAATATATAATCGGAAATTTCATTTAAACTATCTTCAGATAAATTATCTACAAGATTATCAAAAAAGTTTTCTGGCTCACCACCCATAGGGGTTTTTTCATCGCCAAATTTTATTTCTACACCACCTTCATCATCTTCTTCTATTTCAAAATCTACCTGCTGAGATTCTTGTTCCAGTAAATCATCTTCTTCTAAACTCAATGTTTCATTCGGGGCTTCTACAAGCGAGCGGTCTACATTACTTGGACGTGGTGAAATAGCCATTAGTAATAAATCCTTTCTTTAGGTATTGGATCTTCATCTTGATAATCCTCTGGGTGGGTTATAAACCCTCCCTCTCTAAATCTTCTCAAAGCTTGTGACACTGTATCAACATAATCGTCGTGTTCTCCTGCAGGAAATGCTGCACACTCTTCAACAACATCTTCAGCCCATGATGTATCTGGACACCATACTAACCCACTTTCGAACAAAGGTGCAATAGAATTTACTCGACTTATCTTATCATTTCCTCTACTAGGAGAATAATTAGTGACGGGGATCCCCATCTGCCTTAGTTCTTGGGTCAATGGCATACCCGAAGCTTTTGCCTCAATTAAAACCATTTCTGGCTCCCAATACTTATATTCTTCCAAAGCTTTCCTTCTTAACTCTGGAAAATCCCATCTACCCTTTCTCGCATCAACAAGAATAATGTTCGGAGGTTCACCCTCCTTTGGGTAAAAAACACCCCATGTTGTTATCGCACTATAATCTGCTGATTCCTGTTTACTAAATGCTGTATCATAACTCTGCATTACATATTCTAAAGCAGGTAACTCTTTCTTCTCCCACTTCTTCCACCAATCACGCTTAATTATCGCACTGACATCACTCGTCGGATTCTGCTGCCACTGGGCTTCCCACTTACCAACTGACAAACTTCCCTTTACGGCAAGTAAATCTTCCTTCTTCCAAAACTCACCCCATAAAGGTTCATCATTCGGCATCAACGCAGGAAACTCTATTATCTCCCATTTATCAGCCAGTATATCTCTCGCTTGCTGTCTTATCAATTTACCAGTTAAATCATTCTCAGCCCATCGCGTCATCACAATTACTATCGTTCCTCCTGGCTGCAATCTCTGTCTCGGACCAGAAGTGTACCATTCATAAGCATGCTCTAAAGCCGTCGGACTTAAAGCATCTTGCTCAGAATGGGGGTCATCAATAATTAATAAATCTGCACCTCGACCAGTAACAGCTCCTCCTACTCCAGCAGCAAAATACTCTCCACCCTTATCCGTCTCCCAACGACCTGCTGCTTGGGAATCAACTCGTAAAGCAACCTTTGGAAAAATTTTTAAATATTCTTGGCTATTCATCAAGTTACGAGTCTTACGTCCAAAACGAAAAGCAAGCTCAGCAGTATGCGTTGTCTGCATAATCTTCAACATAGGGTTCCTACCCATTAACCATGCTGGAAGCATAAAACTCGCAAATTCACTTTTAGTATGTCTAGGGGGCATGTTTATTATAACACGCTTTAAATCTCCCGTCGCCACTCGATTAAACTTTTCTGCCATAAGCTTATGGTGGCGTCCATGGATAAATCCATCCCAAGTCTGCTCCACAAAAGTTAAAAAATCCTTTTGGGCTAACTCGGAATCTTCCATCTCCTTCGCTCTCTGCATTAAGTTCGCAAAATGCTTTAAACGATCCTCTGGTATTAACTCAATATCCATAGCCATTATTTTTTTATATATCAAAAATTTTTATAGGGCAATGAACCTATGACCTTTTTCTGGATAAGGGGGGTACTGACTTAATAATTTTTTGACGTCACAAATTTTGCGAGGAACATGGCAAGCCCCCTTGATAGGGCTTGCCTAAAAGTCTCTAGGGGGGGCGTCAAAAAACCCTGTTAACCTATAGGCTAACAGGGCTAGGGGGTAACCTAAGTTACTTAGTTGTTGTTGGCATAGTGCTAACAAGTTTAATAAAAGGTGTACCCCAACTGCTACTACTAGGGCTATAACCACCATTTAACAGGGCTAATAAACAATTAGGTTTTTTACTGCTATGCCCTAAAGGTTTGCCAACTGCTAGGCTAGTACTAACAAGGTTACAAACCTTACCTGTTGTTTTGTTTTTAACACCATGCAACATTGCATTTTGTATTATTGCCCTAACCCCATTAGGTTTACCACCATACCCAAAAGGTACAGGGTTAGCCTGTTGTAGTTTGCAATTAGGTAATGGTACTATTTGTGCGTTAGCCATACTACCACCACAATTATTATTAATAAAAGCCCATAAACTAGCATAGGTTACCTCGTTGCCTGTATGTGTTAAAGTTGCGTAAGTTGTTGTTGGTGCTGTATTAGGTGCTACCTTACCTTTTGTTGTATTTTGCATTTTATACCCCTTTTTGGTTAATGCGTTAAAGTTGCTATTATATAAACATTTATTTGTAATTTTTGCAAAACCAAAATAGTAGTTCTCTATATATAACCCCTATATTAATGCTTATGATTAGACCTCTCTCCATCCATCCTCTCATCGGGGAAATCATCGGGAATCCTCATCCTCTGGTCGGGGAAAATCCTCACGAATCATCGGAAGGCAATGTCAAAAAAAGAGGGGACAGTCGCCTGTCGCCCTCGTGTTAGATGTTAAGCTTTGACTACGAGCTTGATGTATGGAGTCATCCAGTATTTGCTGGACGGTGAGTATCCTCCGTGCATGAGAGCATGTAGACAAGTAGGCTTTTTGCGACTGTGTCCAAGAGGAGCAGCTTTATTGAGTATGGTTTTAAGGGACATGTCCTTGTCCTTGCCGACACCGAATAATAACCAATCCTGAATCATTTGTCGGACCCCTCCAGGCTGACCTCCGTAACCGAATGGGACAGGCTTGTCACTTTTTAAGTCACAGTTATCAAGTGGAACAACCACTACGTTAGATTCTTGACCTCCTGCATGCTCCTGGACAAACTTCCAGATATCATTGTAGGATAGCTCCTTGTCAGTCACTTTTAACTCAACTGATTTTACAGTTTTAATTGGAGCGTCTAAGGTTAATGATGCCTTAGTCATCTTTTTAGTAGTTTTAGTCATTGTAATCCCCTTTCTACGAGATTGTTAAGTTAATAGCTGTTTGCTATGATTAAAGAATAGCAATTAATTTGTCTAGTTACAAGTCTATTATTGTCCTATTTATTCGTTTTTTATCCTCAAATTAGACAATCAATCTGGCGTCATCATCTTTCTTCTTCGGCGTCGTCAATCATCCTCTTTCCTCGGTGAAAAGAAACGATGACGCGAGGATGAAAGACGATAGAGGAAGATTGATGAGAAACTAATCGTTGTCAGGACGACCCGATGATGATAGAATATGATTGATAATGCCCGTCCAGTCGTACGGGATTCTCGTCTCAAAATCAGGGATCAAGTCATCCTCCCTCCTCGGTGATTCTGTCCACTGTCTAGCTCGCCAACCCCCAAATAATTTGAGCGACGAGGAAGAGAGATGATGAACCAAGTTCCAGACATGTCCTGATTGCGAAGAATATTGAGTTTGCCAGAGAATTTGGTGAGGAGACAAATTGATAGACTTTAATGACTTTAACCTGTGGACTTTCAATTCTAACCAAAAAGCATGACCATCAACTATGCCATGCAGATCTGGAACTCCAGGAATAGCCCATGACTCAAGACGTGTCCAAAACACCCCTTGAGCCTTTGTGTTGTCGCGTAGATTATGCCACAGTTTAGACTCAGGCTTTTTCATTAATCACACTCTACCTGTTCTACGTCGGGTCGCCACTCTAGCAGATACTCACATACTCGTTTCCAAGTATTTTGCACACTAGGGTCAACGTCTTCTACATGACCACTGTTGTACTCGTCATCACACTCTACAAAAAAG